TGCGAGTTTTTCAAGTTCTGGAATTGATTTTCCGGACATCTTCACGAATTGGTCAAGACGATTTGTTATAACTCTGTCTTGTGTTTGATATGCGCTTGTCTCACCAAGAGAAACTGTTCCAGCTGCGTTAAGAGCAGAACGAACAGCGGTATCGCTCTTGAACATATCTTTACGTTCTTTATCTGTTGTAATGACTCCCATCTTTTCTTGTTCATTTAGTACCTGTTCAAGGAGTTTTTTATTTGCTGCAATGCTCTCTGCCGTTCCTCCTGTTTGTACTTTTCCTGTAACCATTCCTTTTATGTTGGCAGCTTTTGCTAGATACCCTGCGCCAATACCTTCGAATGAACCCCTGTCCTTCATTGTTGACGTGTCTATTCCAGCTTCTTGTAGTGCTGCGAGTTGGTCTTGGCTCCTGAAGAAATTTCCTGCACCTTGTTTTACAACAGATTTGAAAACCTCGGCCATGTTGTTTTCCATAGCCTTCTTTGCTTTTTTGGCTTCTTGCTTGCCGGCATTAATCATCCCCTTGAACGCACCACCAAGACCACCGATAACTGCACCAGCAAGTGCTCCGTATGGTCCGAGGTATGAGCCAAGAGCGGCACCACCAGCAGCTCCAGCCATTAATCCAGCTCCGGCGCTTTGAGCGTTATATGCGGCACCAAGCCCTGCCACTGCCATTCCTGCTCTAGCGTCGAACTGAGAAACAACACCACCGAGAGCCATCGCTCCCTGCATCTCTTCTGGTGCGTACTGGCTGGCAATTCCAAGGCCCATTCCTGCACCCATCTTGCCGCCCATGCTCTTGCCAAACTTGTTTGAAGCAGCACCAAACTTTGTGTCGTTACGATTGATTCTGTTCAGGTCTCTGGCCATACTAAGGCGAGCCATATTCTTGCCAAAGAATCCAGTTCTTCCAGCACCACCCTCGGCTAGGGATGTGGTTCTGTGCCTGTAATCCGATTTTATTCTCTCGCGCTTATTGTCAACATCTATGCTTCCACCACTAGAGAACATTTGTTTACCGGCGTCGTCTAGCATTGGAACTCTGTTGCCTTCGTCGTCAAGTGTCATCATTGGTATTTGCATGTTGGGGTCATAGGCACCACCCATCATGTTCGCCATCATTCCAGCTCCACCGCCATACATTTTTAAAGCGCGGCTTGTTATACGGTCTTTCGTTGCTTGACCAAAATCTTTTAGAGCAGAGCCTCTGACATCTCTAAAAGGCATATCAGCAGCGCTCTCTGCAGCAGCTCTTCTTGCTCTTCGCTGTCTAGCGGTCCCTGTTCCGGCTTCACCTGCTGGTATGTATTCTGCGGCTGTTCGTTCTTTCTCTGCCTTAAGCGCACGGTTGTATGCTCTGTCTTCAGCGTTTTTTATTCTTTGGTCGTGTCTTTCCGTGTAGAACTTTCCAGCAGCACCGTCCATGAACATAGCTGTACCAAATTGCCTAGCTGAGCGCTGATTAAAATCAGTAGTAGCGTCCAGCTTCATGCCCGCTCCCCCCCTGAAAGCACTAAGGGCTTTCATGTCATAGGCGTCCTTGCCCTCTTGACCTTTGCTGAAAGATGCCCTTCTCATGTCGTAATCCATATTTGTTAAGGCATCTGGATTGTTTGGCCCCATATAGCCGCGCTGGTCCATAAAAGCTTTATTTCTCTGTCCACGCAAACCCCTTTCCTCTAGGTTTGCAAATCTCGTTGGTGTATGAGTACCAGAAACAGGAATGAATCCGGCTCCTGAAGCCAGGGATGGTCCCCCTGGCCCAACAACCCTCCCCGTTCCACCAGGACCAACCGGGCCTCGCGTTCCGCCAGTTCCGGTAGGACCTCCCGTGACAGTGACGTTTCCGGCAGTGACATTCATCTGTTGAGTGCTTTGTATTGCTTTTGATTCAGGGGTAAAACGGCCAGTGACTTTACCCATTGCCCGTCCAGCAAGACTGAATGCAAGAAGTGGTGCGAGTGCACTCATAAGACCTTTGCCCATTGTTCCAGTAAGTAGCTTGGTCATCATTCCGAGCAATTGAGAAACCATGTTTACAATCTTTGTTAAGAATGGAAGGAGGTCAAAAAATCCTTTTTTAAGATTCATAAATAATTCAGAACCTTTTGTAATCATTTCGCCAAGTGCTTCACCAAATGCCGTAACTTCACCTTCGTTTTTTTGCAACAAATCGTTAAATAACCATAAGTTGCTTGCACCGCCTTGAAGTGCTTTCCCAATCGGTTTGAATGCTTTTTCAAGCACTCGCGCACCATCTTGCAATGGGCGCATGTATTCGGTTACACGTCTCCAGCCCTGCTTGAAGTTCGTCATCCAATCGCCAATTCTGTCGAACATACCAACAGCTTTTGGTAGGTACTCGCGTATTGTTTTTACCATCCAGTTGCTTACGCCATCAACAGCGCCAACAAAACCATCGGTTACAGTCTCGAACCCCATGGATTGCTGAATCGTCGCACTTATTCTTTGAAGGTCTCTTCTTATTATTTTAAATACACTCTCAAATGCGCCCTTTGTCGGTTCAAGGAACTGGTCTCCAAAATCAGCAAATTCAGTTCTAAGTTGAGTCATGTATGATTTCAACTGACCTATTAATGTGTTGTTTATTGCTGCAAACTGTCCGGCAACACCACCTTTTTCAGCGAGAAGACCAGAAAATAGGGCATCTCTGAATCCTTCTTTTGTTTGTGTGAATTTTGATTCTTTTAATGCTTTTTGCATTTCTGGACCAAGTTGACTTGCAGCTGCTTTTACGTCCGCAAGACTTTTCTTTTGGTCATTCAGTGCAGCAACTACTGCAGCAACTTGCTCTATGGCTTTCTGTGGGTCTTGCCCAGCAGAACCAAAATCCATCAAAGCTTTTATTGCTTTGCCGCTTGCATTTATCTGGGTTGAGCTCATTGTCTTTGACATGACCCCATAGGCCTTATTTAGACCGTCTATTCCAAGAACCGCGAGGTCTGCATCTGCCTGCAGATTGCGCATAGCCATTCTCGTTTGATTCATTGCTGAGCCAAACTGCTGAGCGCCCTTACCTCTATATGCGTACATTGCAGCTTGCTGTTCTCTTATCGCTGCAGATGCTGCCCCCAATGCCATGGTCATTGCTGCTGCACCTCCAGCTACCAATTGCATTGCCCCTTGGTAGGCCTTCATGAGGAATCTTCCTGCAGCAAAAAGAGCGTGAGTAGCCAGCATTGCGGCACCAAGTAAGCCCATTTCCAGAATCACGCCCTTAATCGCGGTCATCAGGAATTTAGTCATTCCTTTACCTGCCATTTTTACACCAGCATCAATAACGTCAAAACTTTTTTTCATTTTTAGAGCAGCGGATTGTACGCTGAATGCAGCGGACGCCATCATCGGGCCCATGCTGTTTTTGCTTATTTTTTTAGCAGCCCTGTCAAGAGCCATTAATTCAAGACGTGCTTTTACGAGGTCTTTGGTCTTCGCGTCAAATACAATTTTTATTTTTACAAGCTCGTCTGCCATGGCTCTTTACCACTTCATAGTGTGATTTTCAAGTCACGTGAGTGTAAAAAGCGCCGGAGCTATGCAGACATTCGGTTATGCCTGCTGAGTCTTCGACTTGCGCTCTTGCTCTTCGCGGTCGTTGGATATAACTTTAGCACATGCCATAAGCAACAACCAGTCAACATCATCCCTATCAAGTAGGTCTAGCGGGTTTTGCCCGAATAGCTCTCCAAGTCTTGCTGCTGATTTAATTATGGAATCTTTAACTAGCTCGTCGAAGATTCCTTCGTAGGGTCCGATGCTGACACCGTATCTGAGTATCCAGCGGCATCAAGGATTGCAAGCGCTGCTGATTCGATATGTGGGTCAACTCCAAACAGCGCTCTAACAGCATCTGGAACAGGCTTGGTTGTTTCGGTCATTTCAAGAATGAACGGATGGGCAAAATTCATGATGTTTCCGTACTCATCGAATACTTCTTCATCATCAACGTAGATGCCAATTGTTGTATGACCAATGACCATGCAAGCAAATTTTGTTGCATCAAGACCATTGCGTGAATCTTCACCGCACTGCTTACGCCAGTTCTTCATCTGTGTCTGGGTGATATTTGGGCTCACCTTGACGCTTAGGCCTGGTCGCTCTGGTACTTCAATGAGTACAGGGTTTCTTTCAACCTTGCGCTTAACGAGGGCACGCAGCTTGTTTAGCTGTGTCTCTTCTGGGACGGTTGTTAAGCCAGCAGCCGATGAAATGGCGTCTTTGATTGAAGCCTTCTTCTGCTTCTGGCTGTCTGAATCTTCTGTTGTGTAAAGTGTGTTATCGCTCATGCCCTGAAACTATCACACCTTTTTCCGCCGTAGCGGAAGTACCCTTTTATTATCTAAGGGTTGAAGTGACGTCAGATATGGCGAACGTAAGGGCGAATGTCGCTGGGGCACCGGATGACGAGTCACCATCTGGCTCTGTGATGCCTACCAAAAGGGCATCATAGTAGTAGCGGTCATTCGTTGGGTCCTTGATATCGCAGTCAAAAACTGAGATTACGATGTTGTAGTAAGCAATACCTACGTATCTACGAAGTCCCTGCAACTTT